AGTTACTCCCGCCACCTATGACGAAGAGGGGAACGTATTAACCGAAGCGGTACTATCTTCTAAACACGAAGTAGACATCATCTGGACAGATTCCCAAGACGCTACTCTTGACTCATATATCGTTTGGCCTGTGCCTTCTTCTTACAACCATACATTTAGTGGTTGGGAGGCTCAATACGCCAAAGATTATTGTGAGGCGAACCCAAGTGCAGCCTATTGTCAGGCTCCTGTAGTCCAAGAATAGCATTTCTTTTTTAAAGTATCTTTGAGGTATGAAAAACTGGATTAACAAGCTGTTGGCTGATGGCGACAAAGTGTCGTCTAAACGCCTTATCGGAATCATCGGCGCTTTGGTTCTTATGGGAACAATGGTAGCCAATTCCTTCTCTCCTCAAGAGATTGCTCCTAGCAAAGAACTTGTGGAAGCCGTTGAGTACCTAACCATTGCAATGTTCTTCGGAACAGCTATTGAGAAGTTTGCTAAGAAATGAAACTACCTGTCTCTTTTGACCAGTTTCAAAAGAATCCCGTAGCGGCTATTGCATTCATTTGCTTGGTCGCTATTGGCTATTTATACGTAGACCAGAAGATGACATCAGAAACCATTGATGACCGTTGTCAAACACGCGTATCTGAACTGGAGGTCAAGGTAGACAAGTACACTAACCATATCCGTAGACTGGACAGCGCACTAGCGTATACCAGCGCTAAGAATGAAATGCTTCTTCAAGCCCTATGAAACGCATCCTCTCCTATACCATTATCGGCCTAGCAATCGGTGCAGCATTTGCTGATAAGCCCCAAGCCCCTGCTGTTGGTTCTGTTGACCATCTCATTGAGAAGTCTATGCAAACGATTAAAGAGGCAGCAATGGTGTCACAGCGTGCTGACCAAGTGGTGGTCGCTCAGGTGCAGGAGATGAAGGAAGCGATTGAAGTATTAGAAGAAGAGAAGGCTGTCCTTGTAGAACAGAATGTTCAATACAAGATGGTTGTAGAAGAAATAACTGAAGCGTACAATGAGGTGGTTACTGATGACCCTTTTAATGCTAGCAAGCCATTTGACCTATTCGCAATCCTACCCGACACAACGGGTGGAGGGAAGTGATACGGTAGTGGTGATGACCATCGCTCAGGCGCAGGCAATGAACAATAAGTTTATAGCGATGCGCTCAGAGATTGACACGCTTAAAGTAGAAAAAGACAGAATGATGGGCTTAAGCAATATGTATGCTAATGAGCTGTTCCACGAGAAGTTCAAAAGCATAGATGCTGCTAGAAGCCAAAGCAACCAAGCACTGCTTGTGTTTCTATTCTGGGGAACATTCGTAACGTATTTACACTTCTTCTAATGGAGGACAGAATCAAGAATCGTTATGTCTAAAAGATATACTGAATCGGTTAAAAGTAGAATATTGCAATTATATTCCTCTGGGTTAAGCATTGAACAAATCGCAAATCAAGTAGAGCCATCTAAGTCTTTTGTGGCAAAGTACATCAAAGACTCAAATTACTCTAGGACCAATAAGGAAGCCGCATCAATAAGGTTTACTGGAGTCATTGGCTTAAAGTATGGCAGGCTCACAGCAATAAAAGACCTTGGATTAAGAAATTACGGAAAATCAAATAGAACGTTTTTTCTTTTTGGCTGCGATTGTGGAAGCCAAGTAGAGCTACCACTTAAGCAGGTTGCATCTATGAAGACGCGTAGCTGTGGTTGCTTAATTTACGAAGATAGAATTAATTCAACCAACAGGTATGTGTACAAGAGTATAAAGTCTGGCGCAAAAAGTAGAGGGCTTGACTTTGAAATTTCATATAATGACTTTCTAAGCATATCTTCTAAAGAGTGTTTTTATTGTGGTCAAATCGACAAGAGAAATAAATGGGCATATGTTGGTTATTCATCAAATTCATCTTTTGTCGAGTCTGTGACCAACAGAAAACTATATGATTCTATGATTAACGGTTTAGATAGGTTAGACTCATCATTTGGGTACACTATGGATAATATAGTCTCCTGTTGCGGAACCTGCAATCGTGCAAAGATGGACTTGAAGCTAGATGATTTTTTGTCCCACATAAAAAAGATTTACAAATGGAGAATAGAGAGAGAATAAATAAGTTACTAGATAAATTTAACTTAGAGTCCACTAACAAGCCCAAGAAGACCCCGTCAAATCCTAAAAAGTCTCACGTAGTGTTAGCTAAAGAGGGCGACAAAATCAAGCTTATTCGCTTTGGAGAACAAGGAGCAGATACTGTTACTGAATCAAATCCAACAGAAGCAAGAGCTAAGAAACGTGCATCATTTAAAGCGCGTCACGCCAAGAACATTGCGAAAGGCAAAATGAGTGCAGCGTGGTGGGCTAATGAGTATAAGTGGATTTTAATACTTCCGTTATGGCTCTCGCTTTAGCGTTACCAGAAGAAGTATATAAGGGTCAGGATGGACGATGGTATAAGAATTGTCCAAACTGCGGTAATAAACAATCATACCTAAGGCGCAACTATGCTATAATGTCTTATAATGAAGGCAAAGAATGTAAAGGATGCTCTAATAAAAAACCAGAAAATAACGCTCACAAAGGTTGGATTAAAGGTGTTCTTAGAAGCTCTTTTGTTCGTAAATATCAAGCACAAGCATATATAAGAGGGTTAGAATGGGATGTTACGCCTGAATATTTAGCTAACACATTAATTGAGCAGGACTTTAAATGCGTTTTAACTGGCTGGAATATTGATGCTATGAAAGTAAATAAGAATACAGCATCATTAGATAGAATAGACTCATCTAAGGGATATGTTGAAGGAAATGTTCAGTGGGTTCATAAGATGATTAATATGAGCAAGCAGCAGTATAGTCAAGAAGAGTTTATTGATATGTGTAAGGCTGTTGCAAACCGAGTATAAGTGGTGATGCAGCATCAGATTAATTACGATAAATTGATGCAGTACCTGCAAGAAAACGTGCAGACCAACTCAAACAAATAACTGATTTAGAGCTCAAAAAACCGCACCGTAAAAATAATTAACTTTGCGGAGTATAAACAATTTATTTTATTATGAGCGAGTTTGAAAATAACATTGAGAACTTATTGAAAGCCGGAGGTCTAGAGTTTGTTGATGCTCCACCTGCTGATGAGGTAAATGAGGCTCAAGTTCAAGAAATGGCGCAGGAGCCAGTAATTCCTGAAAGTTCTTTAGATTCTAATAACGCTCCTTATGAAGCAGAGACCGTCTCTGTAAATGAGGTGCAGAATAACGTTGAGCCTGAGTCAACTGACGGTGTTAGTGATGAGGAATTCGAGTCTATGTTGGTTGGACATCTTAGCGAAAGGCTAGGTATGCAACTTACGAGCTTAGAAGACCTTAGTAGCTACATTGGAGGTAACAACAGCTCAACTGCTGAAATTGATGAGCGCGTACGCGTGATTGCCGATTTCGTTGCAGCGACAGGTCGCGGTCCAGAAGATTGGTTCAAGTATCAATCATTCAATCCATCTGAAATGGATGATTTGAGTGTTGTACGAACTAAGATTTTGACTGAGAATCAAGATTTGACTAATGAAGATGTAGACATTCTCATCTCCAGAAAGTATAAGCTTGATGAAGACTTGTATGACCAAGACGAAGTAAAGTATTCACAACTACAGCTCAAAATGGATGCGAAATCCGCTCGTCAAGAGTTGGACCAACTTAGAGAGAGCTACAAAGCCCCAGTTGCTAAGCAACAAGCTCAAGAGCCTTTATTTGATGACAGATGGATGACCGAAATGGCATCTGAAGTTGATTCATTTGAGGCTATTGATTTTGAAGTTGCACAAGGGAAAACGTTCTCGTTCGGTATTGACGATAAGTACAAGCCTGTGCTTAAAAGCAAGAACGCTAATCTGGAACAATATTTTGATGAGTATGTGCGTAATGACGGCTCTTGGGATTTTGAAAAGCTGACTATGCATAGAACTGTTCTTGATAACATTGATAACATTGTTCGTTCTGTATACCAACAAGGTATGTCTGACGGCCAACGCAAAGTTGTAGAGACCACTTCTAACATTCAGACTTCTAGCCCGTCTGTCGGCAATGCGCCAAAAACGTCTACTATCGCTGAACAATTGAAGAACTACTTCAACACAGACGATATGATGCGTATTCGTTAAAAAGAAACTCTTAAAACAAAACTAAAATGGCTGTTACTACTGGTACAGGATTTTATGGAACTCCCGCTGTGGATGCGTTCCGTAAAGCAACCCCCGATAAGTATATCTCATTGGGCGATTACATTGATGAGGTCAATAAGCCTGACAACCGCGACGCGCTTGTTAAGTCTTTTGGCGCTCAAACTATCACTGGCTTCTTGCAAATGACAGGTGCTGTAAAAAGCGCTGGCGTTGCTGACGAAGTTCAATGGTGGGAAGAGGCTCGCTTGCACGCTACTCAGAAGACTGGTACTGCTACCTACGCTTCTGCCGCTGCTGGCGCTGCTCAAACTATCCCCTTGCAGGCTTCTGCAACGGTTAACGTTCGTTTGAACGACGTATTGATGCTTCCTTCTGGAAACCGCGTATTCGTTACTGCTGTAACTGCAACTGGTGCTACTCCCCAGATGTCTGTTTACAACTTGAAGAATGCTACGTTGCCTTCTGGAGCTGCTAACCTTACTTTGCCTATCATCGGCAACTTGTACGGACAAGGCACTGAACAACCTACCGAGTACTTGGAGAGCAACGTTCTCAAGCGCACCAATCCTTATATGATTGTTAAGGAGGCTTACAAAGTAACTGGTTCACAAGCTACCAACATTGGTTGGGTTAACTTGGGTAACGGTGACTACCGTTGGTTTATGAAAGGCGAGATGGATACCCGTCAGCGCTTTATGGACAAGCGTGAGCTTATGATGTTGTTGGGTCAGAAAGTTACTGCTACTGCTGGTATCTCTTCTGCTTCTATCTCTGGCTCTGAAGGTTACTTCGAGGCTGTTCAAAACCGTGGTTTGGTTGCTGGTGGTCGTATCACTGACTTCGCTGGTTTGGATGACGTAGTTAAGGAACTTGACCGTCAAGGTGCTGGTCCCGAATACGCTATGTACGTTGACCGTGGTCAAGATTTGGCTATCGACGATATGATTGCTTCTGGCCTTGGTTCTTCTTTGACCTCTGGTGTTGCTACTCAGTTCGGAGCATTCAACAACTCTGCTGATATGGCTATCGCTCTTGGATTCAAATCCTTCTCTCGCGGTGGTTACACTTTCCACAAGCATTCTTGGAAGTTGCTTAACGACCCCACGCAATTGGGTATCGTAAATGGTGCTACAGAATTGTCTCCTTATGCTGGTGTTATGATTCCTTTGTCTACCGTCGTTGACGCTAAGACTGGTGACCGTAATCCTTCTTTGGAAATCAACTACAAGGCTTCTAACGGTTACAGCCGTGAGATGGAGCACTGGTTGACTGGTTCTGTTCTCGGAGCTAATAACGCAACCGCTGACTTGACTCAATTCAACTATCGTTCTGAAGTTGCTTTGGTTACTCGTGCAGCAAACCGTCACGTTGTTATTACTAAATAACAATAGACAATAGGGGGTGGGGGCTTCGGCCCCCGCTACCCTTTATTTATTCATTCAATTTCATTCAATTATGGCAACTAGAAAAACAAGAGTAGATGAGTATTCTTTGGATACCCCTACTGCACCCGAACCCAATCAACCAGCTCACAAGAAGGAAATCTCTTTCACGAGCTTAAAAGAAAAAGTAGTTCAATCTGAGCGACAGATGAAAGTCTATTCTCTCGCTACAGAAGGCGGAATTTGGTACAAGCTTCGTCAGAACGTAACTACTAAAAACCCAATCAGACAAATCCGTTACTGCCCCAATGAGGCTTCTATCTTTGTAGATGAGCAGTCTCAATATGCTATCAGAGAGCAAGTAGCTTTCCGGGATGGTAGCTTGATGGCTGATGCTGATTCTCCGAACTTGCAGGATTATCTTGATGCACACCCTGACAACTTTAAGAACGGAGGCGGAATCTTCTACGAGGTGAATACTGCGTATACTGCTGAAGAAGAGCTTGATAGAGAGTTCTTGTTGCACGACGCTGTATCTATGGTTAGAGATAAGTCTATTGATGAATTGCTTCCTGTAGCTATGTTCTTGAGCATTGACACGAATAAGAAGACAGTTGAAATTCGTAAGGAATTGCTAGCTAACGCTAAAGCTAATCCTAAGACCTTCATTGAGATGTTTGATAATCCCATCGTTAAGACGAAGGCTATCATTATTCAAGCTGTTGATTTTCAAATCCTTAAACAGTCTAGTGAGAGTATGAAGTGGTACGATACCAATAAGAATATCATTACTACTCCAGCTGGTCAAGACACTCTAGACGTTATGGCACGATTCTGTCTTAGCGATAAAGGAGCACTTGTATACTCTGAAGTCCTAGATAGATTAGGTAAGCTGTAATTATATATCAGTTACATTACGCAGGAAGGGGCTCTAAAATAGGGCTCCTTTCTTTTTTTGTAGATTTGCATTAAATTGTACATTAATGGCAAGCGTCTATTCCGTATATACTATACTAAAGAACTTAGCGAATAAAGACGAGAAGGGCTTTGTTACGCCTCAAAACTTTAATACGTTTGCCCCTATTGCTCAGCAGAATGTAGTCAACAGCTTGTTCAAGGCTTTTGATACTATTAATGTTACGAATAACAGGGGGGCAGATTCGTCTATTGACGTTAACTCTACTAAGAGAATCAGAGAAGATTTAAATTCTTCTTTTTATAAGTCGGCTGTTGTAGCTGGAGTATCTGGTGCATTTGCAGTTCCATCAGATTTTATGCGATTAATTTCTATTAAATCTGGCGCTACTCCTGTAGATATTTTATATGACAATCATAAGTTAGATAAGATTCTAATCAATGATATGTCTAAGCCCTCAGCAACAGCTCCTATTGCTTTATTAGATGGCAATATCAGAGTATACCCAATTACCGTCACTTCTATTACTGTGTCTTACTATAAAAAGCCACAAGGAAAGCTAGCGACATCCGGCTCAAAAACTATCGCCAATCCAAGGTTTGGTTATACTGTGACAAGCGGCAAGGAGATTTATTCAGCTGCTAGTAGCATTGATTTCGAGCTTCCTGACCATTACGTGCCACAGCTTGTATCTGAGTTAGCTAAGATGATTGGAGTAAACTTGAGTGACGCTGATATCTACAATTACGGTAATCAAGAACAAAGTAAATAATGGCAAGGAATCTAGTCACTGTAGAGCAAATAGTTTCTAACTTCAAGATTCTTGTTGAGGGAGATGATTATTGTGCTAACACTAGTGATTCTGTAATCAGAACTCTAGCTATACGCGGCATCAGGGAGATGGGCTTTGATATGCTCAAGCGCGTTCGTTCTTTGAAGCTTCCAGTAAATACTGCTTTGAATACTGTTGACCTTCCAGATGATTTTGTAGACTTGTGCAAGATTGGAGTTGTCGGCGCAGACGGACTAGTATATGTCTTCGGAGAGAATAAGAACATTAACTATTCTCAAGCATACGTCATCCCGCTTCAAGACTCCAACAATGATGGTCTATGGGACAGGGTTGATGACAAAGGAACAATTACTCCTTCTAACGATTTGCTAAACGGTAATGAATCTTACTTGTTTAGAAACTACTTATATGAAAACTCATACGGAGCATTGTACGGCTTAGGTGGTGGAATGTATAGCGGTGAGTATAGAATGAACTATGACCAGAATAGAATCGAATTATATCCTGCTGGATTAAGCGATGAGGTCGTAATTGAATATATTGCTGATGAAGCTCGCTCCGCCTCTCCGAGCGCCCACATCTACGTAGAGCCAGCCTTAATCTCTTATATCTATTACAGAGCTATAGAGAGAAAGAGCACGGTTCCTACATATGAAAAGCAGAGAGCTAGACAAGAGTATTACAATGAACTTAGATTAGCTAATTCTAGACTAAAGTCATTCAGCAAAGAAGAAGCGCTGAAGACAATTAGAAAGAACTTCAAGCAGTCGCCTAAATACTAATATCGTATGCCTGTACAGAAGTTAATTCCAAGAGTTTTAAATCTTGATGATGACTACCTTCTTGTAAAGCCTACAGAGATGGTCGACGCTGTCGACGTCACTGTTAGTGCAGACGATGATGGTAATGCTAATATTCTAAAGACAGTTCAAGGAAATACAATTGTAACTGCTCTTATTGCTCAATTGATGCCTGAAGCTACGTACACTGAAGTTGTTGGTAGTGTCATTAATAAAGCGGACAATAACGTTTATTACTTTATCTATCACTCTTTACAGAAAGTAGCTACTTCTATTACAGCTGCTGTTGTTGGAGGGCAGTATGTTCACACGGCTACAACGTCAGCAAACCACGCATTTGAGGTTGGTGATGTAGTTACGATAACGAATATGGCTAACCCATCACGGGATAA